ATGGCTAGCGGCAGGGGAGTGGGGCCAGCAGCTCGGAAAAGTGCTAGAACTAGCGTGCGAGTCTTTTTTGCGTGGGCTGTGCGTGAGGGCCTCATTGAGTCGAACCCCGCGGCTGCCATTATTCCCGTTCCTCAGGTTCGGGCGGTTCCTCGTCCTTGCCCCGATGCGTTGATTAGCGATGCCATGGCGGTAGCTTCGCCGCGTGTGCGCCTGGCGATTGAGATCATGGCAACCTGTGGCCTACGGCGTGACGAGTGCGCTCGTGTTCGGGCGTCGGATGTTGAGCCGGTGGGGCAAGGTTGGGTGCTTAGGGTTCAGGGCAAGGGGGGGGCCATGTTCGGGCGGTTCCATGTCCACCACTTTTAGCGCGCCGGATCGCGGCGGCACGAGGGTGGGTTTTTCCAGGCGGGGCGAATGGGCATGTATCCGCGGGGTGGTTGGGCAAGCTCATATCGCGGGCTTTGCCGGGGGACTGGACACCCCACAAGATCAGGCATAGGTATGCAACGGTGGCCTATGGGCACAGCTACGACCTGCGGGCTGTCCAAGAATTACTTGGGCATGCTTCTGTGTCTACCACCCAGATTTACACGGCTGTAAGCGATACCTCGATGCGGTCGGCGGCGAGTGCGGCCTGGAAGATTGCGGCTTAGGCTTTGGTAAAAACAATCTTGACGTCTTCCACACCATAGGGCATGAATTTGCGGGTTCCAGCAGATAGAAGCACCTCCCCAGGTTTGCGTTCGGAATAAGATGGAATTTCCATCACGGAAACCGTGGCCGTCATGTTCTGGGTAAAGCGCACTTGGCCGCCCGTAGTCGAACGTACAAGCGATACGTCGCCGCCGGTGATTTCAGCCTTGCTGTTGGAAGCGCTCCAGGTGATTTCAACCTGGTTTGATTGAATTTCTGGTGGGGTTGGGCTGGGGGTGGAGGCTCCTTTTTCTAATGCCTCGATGCGGGTTTCTAGGGCTTTGATTTTTTCGGCCTGGGCTTTGATCTGTCTTTGTGTAATTCCGATGTCTGTTATTGCTTGTTGAATCTTGCCTGCCATGATGGCGGCTTTGCTCATGGGTGTTTCTGGGTCGGAGTTTTCTTGTGCTTCTTTTGCCAGCCTTTCGATGCGGTTTAGCGCCTGCGAGATCGTTTTTGCCATGCGCGAAAGCGTGGATGGCAGCGATCGGATGGTGTCATCATCGGTGGGGTAAAGCAATCCATATTTTTCGGTGGTTTCGGGCATTAGTCGCCTTTCGTTGTCAGTAGTCCAAGGTCGGCGAGCGTGACGTGGGGTGCTATATCGCGGTATGTGACCTCTGCGAGCTCGCTTATCTTCATCGGTGGGAGAGTGTCGCGAGAAGCGAAAATAACGTGCAGTTTCACATCCCACCCCTTGCCACCGCGATACCGCATGGTTCCCCCAATTGGGGAGATGAGATCAGGCTCGGTATCGCCGGCGGCGAGCCACCAGGCGAGTTCTGATGATTTGATTCGTGCAAGGCGGGCATCTGCGAAGGTGCGGAGCCACCACGTGCGGGTGTCTTCGTCTGTCTCGCTGTCAGGAAGATGGTAGGTAATGTCTGGGTGCTCGGGAGCTCGTTGGACAGTCCGATATGTATCGAAGACTCGTTGGGCGATGTCGGCAGCGGCGGCAGTTGCGACGGAGTGCACTGTGATTTGTGATTTTCCCCAGCCTGGGAAGCTAAAACGTTCTTTGACCGGTTCGGTTTTATCGCGCCGGTACGATTCAACGAGAACGCGGCCTACCGTGTGTACAGGGGTAAGGTCACAATCGATGGAATCGATGGCAAGCTTATCGGCTTCCAATTCGATGGTTTGGGCGCTATCGACCGCATCGCCATCGAGGACGGTGTATCCGATGTGCGTGGGCACGAGGCCGCCGGCGCGTTTCTGGAGCCCCCATCGGACGACAGCGGCAGGGTTTGGGCGCACTCGGATGGTTGCAGCTTCTGGATCGTAGGCGTAGGAAAACCCTGCGTAGGACGAATAAAGCAGCTGTAGCCAGGTGCGTGACTGGCGGGGGTTCTCCTCAGGGGAAGAAACGCGGACGCTAGTGTCTTTTCCAGCTTTGGGCAGTGTCAGCGATTTGATGTATTCCCCATCTTTGACAAAGCCTTCAAGCTCTTGGAGAGCACTGTGAAGGGGAATTTCTAGCCAGCCGTGAGAAAAGTCGCCTTTGGGGTAGGTCGTTAGATCGGAGATTGTATCGGTGCAGGTAAGTGTCATGCGCCATTGGCGATCATCATTTTTCTTCGAGTGCAGCCATGGGTGGATTTTGCGGATTTTTCCACGGAAGATCACAGTGGAGCCGTCAAAGATGAGGACGGGCTTGGCAAAGATTTCACCATTACGGATTGACTGCACGATGGAGCGGTGATTGTGGGGGAGGATGAGATCGAATTTAGCGACCATTGGGCGGTATTCATCGAGAAACTTGTCCGTTCCCCACTGGATGGATACCCCGTCTACGACGACGGCATCATTGTGGGTGGGATCAGGCGACAGATACGCCCCTCCCAATGAGATAGACACACTCATACTGTGATCACCTCGCGGCGGTTGTAAATGCCGTCGGCATTTTCGAGGACGCGGCGGATCGTACGAGCAAGGGTGAGCTCGTCGCCTATTACGGAGTCGGTGACGTGGATATGTATCTCTTGGGTAGGTTTACCAGAGCCTGCACTGTGTGCAGCGATGCGCAGATTTGCAAGCGATAGGCCACCGTCATCAGCACCGTGGAAGGTGCCGTAAACCGTGTGCTCGTATTCCCCACCAAAAAGATCAACACCTGGTATGTCGATATTTGAGATTGTATTTATCAGCTTTCCGGCCCACTGGATCGCATCGACGAACATATCGACCATGCTGCTAATGAAGTTAATCACCGACTGGATCGCAGGAAGTAGGACGTCCATAAACACCTGACCTAGATCACCTGCGATGTCCATCATCTTTTCAATCAGGGGAGCGGCATCCACGACGGCCTCGGCAAGCGCGGGGAACAGCTTTTGAGCGATTTCTGCGATCGGATCGATCAGCGGAACCAGTTGGCCGAGCAGATCGGCGAAGATACCGGCGGCGTGGATCAGGATCGGGGCGAGAGCTTCCACCACTTTTATCAGGGCGGGGATAAGGGCTTCTGCCACCTCGGCTAGCGGTGGGATGATCGGTACTAGCGCCTCGATTAATTTGCCGATCACGCGGGCGAGATCAGGAAACAGCGGCGCGATCGCTGCGATGATGTCACCCAGCATGGGGAACAGTCTGGCGGCAACGTCTTTGACGACGGGGATCAGTGGCTCGAATGACAGTGCAAGGGTACGGATAGCATCGACGATCACGGGGATCAGTGGGCGTACGGCCTCGATTGCCATGGCGAGCACGTCACCAATCAAGGAAGCAACATCACGGATGAGCGGCATAACAACAGCAAGCGCAGCAGTTAAAGCGTCTGCGATCATTGCTGCGAGTTCTGCTATCGGCTGCACAAGTGGCAGCAATGCAGCCAGTAGGCTACCGGCGGCTATCACGATTTGGGAGAGCACGGGGGCGAGAGTTTCCACAAGCATCGGGAGGATCGGGCCGAGTTCCACAACAAGGCGAGCGATCGCATCGGCGATGACTCCCATCCATGGAGCCAGCGCAGATAGCCCCTCGGTAAGCGCGGTTCCCGTTACCTCTGCCATGATGGCAAACGCTGGTGTGATCGCTGCGATGATTTCACCAAGGGATGTGAAGATTCCACCGAGCCCAGGGCCAAGGGCAACGCCGAGGTGGGCGGCCATATCAATCAGCGGGGCTAGGAGGTTTGAGAGTCCGTCGAGTGCTACCGACATGCCCTCGATCAGCGCTGTCATGGTGCCATCTTCTGCAAGTGCTGTGAAGCGTTCACCAATGGTATCGAGCACTCCACCAAAGGCGGTGCCGAATTGGGCGGCGACTGGCTCGATCGCGGGGCCAATGGATAATAGCCCACTCACAAAGCTATTGAGGCCAGGTGCCATAGCGTCGAAGAAGTCGCCGGATGCACGGATAAGGGCCTCGATCTCAGAGGACGAAGTAGTAAGAGTATCGAGGACACCACCGATGAGATCGGCAGATGACCCGGCGATATCACGCATCGCGGGGGTGAGATCTGTAAGTAATCCGTTAATTCCCTCGAATGAGGATTCGAGGCGGTCGGCGAAGTCCTTAGACATCGCCTCTTTGAGATCATCGAAGGCAGGTTGTGCTTTTTCGGCGGCTTCTTTAATGCCGTCGAAGCCGAGGGCGACGGCACCGGCGGCGGGGCCAACGACGGCACCGAGTGCGGCGGCACCGGCGGCGATTTGGCCGATGGCACCGGCGGCCACGGCAGCGCCACCACTGATTGCAGTGGTGATCGCCCCGATCTTGGCGGTTGATGCGACGATCCGCTTGGACATATCACCGGCGGCATCAGCGGCTTTTTTAAAGCCGTGTGTGTTGGCATCGGAGACGATCTTAATGCTAACGATCGAGGTTTTACCCACGGTTTTTCTCCTGTGATATGGCTACAAGTGTGGCGTAAAAGCCGGGCATGAGATCGTCCTCGGCGATGATCTCACTTGGAAGTCTGCCGGTTGCGAGGAAAAGCTCGGCTAGGGTTCGATGAATGTTTCCTCTATGCCAGGCTCTTTTCCCTTGTCCAACCCGATGGTGGAAACCTCGTCGGTGAATTGTTCGAAGTCACCGGCGTACACACCGGTGCGGGTGAGCGCGTGCCATGCCATGATGGCACCGGCGGTAATGGGGTTGTCGGTGACGGCACCATAGCCACGCCTGCGGGCTATTTTTTCGTATTCGAGTTGGTCGGAGAGCGTGAGCACTGCGGTGTGAGTAGTGCCGTTTGCCATAGTGACTTCGATTGATTTCATTTTCCTTTAACCTTTCTAATTGCGGCCTCTAGGGCTGCGATGTATTCCTTTTCCCACACATGTTGATTACGGATAGCCGCATGAGCCATGAATGGGTTGGGCTGGATTCCACGAGCGGGCCACCCCCAGTGAATGGGGCCAGCGTAGGCTACGGCTTTTCTGCCAGCGCGTAAGATACCTGCTTTTTTCGTCGCTCCCACGCGGATGGATGCTTGCAGTCTGCCGGTGACAACGGGGGCCATTCCTTCGGCAATCGGGGCGATAGCCTTGGCGGCACGCCGGTTGGCCTCTTTGAGGTCTTCGAGGTCGCCGCCTGCCTTTTTGAGGGTGCGGCGCAGTCTTGCAGCACCTTCTACGTGGGCTTGCGCAGAGAAGAAGGAATTGCCCTTAGCCATGGTCTAGCTTGCGTCAGGGGTGAACTTCGGAAGACCTACGATTTCCCATTCCACGTCGGAGGTGGTGCGGGTTCCAGCTTCGCCGCCGATGCTAATAGGCTGGACAACGAGCTGGCCTTCTATCTTTGCACCCGATTTCCCAGATTTTGGGGTGAATGTGAATGGGACTTGTTTTCCTGCATTTTCCCACGAGTAATCGATGAGGCCACCCTTTTTTAGGGTCTGGAAGGTGGTGAACTTCGCCTTGCCCCGGTAGGTCGATTCTGCGGCGATCACCTTGCCAGAAAGCACGACGGTGGGATCACCTTGGGAAGAATCGATATCGATGGTGATCGATTTGATGTAGTCCTCCCACGAGTTGGTGATCCCTTCACCGACGGTGAAAGTACCAGGGCCAAGGGTGAGATAGTTTTCAATCGGTGCAGATACCTCTGACATGATTCTTATCCAATCTGGTAAATGAGCTTGAATGCGGGGATTTCGGCACCATACTGGGGAAGTGATAGCGCCTCGATCGATACCGATGTGGGGGATTGCCCTAGATCGGCGAGAACGGTGTCGAGCATCTCGGAGAGTGCGTCGAGGGCGCGTGTAGTTCCACGATCGGCGCAGGTGAGATAGACAGCGACATCAATGGCGATGTGATTGCCTACGACCTCGGAGTCGATTCTGTCGATGGCTATCCATGCTCCTGGCAATCTGATTGCGGTGGGATCGACGGTGGCGGGGATTCCAATGGTGGTGAGGCGATCGGCGATGGAGCGAAGAGCATGGGGGATGTGAGCGGCCTTCATGCGTTTATCCCACCCTCGGGATTGTCCACCCGCCGAGGCCAAGTAGCATCGCCGCCTGCGGGTCGTGCTTTTGGACATACATTCTGCCTTCATCGCCGAATGCTGTTACCCCGCCTGGGGTTCCACGCCGGTGCCATAGGTGCGCTGCGAGCATCACAGCACCGGTGTGAAAGCGCTTTTCCCATGTGTCTGGGGCGCCATGCCATTTTGTCACTGTGACGTTAACGGCCTCGATGATGGCCTCGGCGACGGCACGCTCGTTTCCGGCGAGATGGATGTCAAGCCATGATTCGAGATCGGCGAGTGTGATTTTCATGGGTTAGTCCGTGCTTAGCGGCTTGGTCTTCTCGAAGTGCACCTTCACGAGCGCTTCTTTGCGGTTGAGCAAAGTTGCGGTGTAGCCAAAGAGGGCTGCGTCTTTGCCACCCTTGGCGATGTGCTCGGCTTCGACGCGCAGCGGGGAGCCTGCGAGCTCGAAGAAGGTCGCGGCTTGCTTAGCGCCGACGATAGCCGTGCCTTTTTCGACAAACTCGGATGTGACCCACTTCTCAGGAGAGGACACGGGGGTGAGGTTCGTATAGTGCGGTACGTCGAGCTGGGAGAAGTCGAGAACGGATTGGAGGTCGTCGGGGTTGACGATTGCAAACGAGGCTGGAATGTGGACGGTCTTATCAACGGCTAGTGCACCACGGCTAATCGCACGAATAAGGTCGGGTGCAGATTCGCCGATGTCGGTTGCTTCTTTCACCAGGAATGCCCCGAGTTCCTTGTCGGTCTCGTAAGCGTAGCTTTCAGCCATCGCAGCCCAATAGGCCTTGATCGTTTCGATTTCCCCAAAGTCCCACATTTGGCGATCGAGATCGTTACCACCAGCCCATGGTTGAGCCTTAGCGGTGACTTCCTGCCACGCGGCAGCGGTCGATGGGATGTCCTTTTTGTCGCCTTGCCACTTACCGACGGTGGGCTTGGTCTTCCATTGGAAACCAACGGCCTTTCGACCTCGTAGCGGCTTGTTCTGAACGAGCGGTACTATGCGGCGTTGGTAGTCGACACCGGCCCACACTTCACCGAGCCACTGTGGTGGGGTGGTGACAAGTGTGGACGAGCCCACGATGTCTTTGAGCTCGGCGTGTACTTCGTTCATCGACATTTCACCGTTGTGAGCGGCGACGAGCACACCGAGAGCGTCGTCGAGGGAGGCGTGGACTTCTTTGGAGGAGGTCTGGATTCCAGCGGGGGTTACGGCTGGTCGCAGATTCTTCTTCTTCATTTCGGATTCCTGGTCTTGGTCGGTGGGTGCGTCGGTGGCTTTGTCGGCATCGTCGGTGTCGTCGGAGGTTGCGTCGGCGTTGTCTTGTGCGTGGGTTTCGGATACCCGGGCTTCGGCAAAGGCCGGGAAGGGGACTAAGGCGACGGCTTTGAGGAGTGCAGATGTAGCGCGGTAGCCTTGCCTTTTGAGTCCGACGGCTTCGATTGAGAAGGCATCGACGACGTGCTCGGAGGCTTTTACAAGTGCGTCGGTGGCATCATCGGATGATCCGAGTTGGAATTTCATCCATAGGCCCTCGTCGCGGGATTCCGCAGCGATGGCATGCCCTACGGGGATACCATTGGGGGAGTGGCCAGCAAGGAGCTTGACTCGTTCGAGTTCGGCGGGGTGATCGAGGGTGTCTTTGGGGAAGATGAGAGAGCCGGTGGAAGTCGAGCCTTCTTGTTCCCATGGCACGACGATGCCCTCGACTGTGCGCTCGCTTTGGGAGGCTTTCACCAGATTAATCGGCATGATTGGTGTCCTTTGGGTGGGCACCCAGCCCGATCGAGGTCAGCCATCGATCGACGCTAGGCAGGGTGATGATGCGTTGTACCGCAGCTGCGATCGTGAGAAAGGAAACTACAGCGGGGACAGTTTCGATATCCGCAGCGTCGGCGATTTCAGGAAGCAGCGGCAAGATCCCAATAAGAGCGGTGAGCGTTGCTCGCACGGTGGCGCGCCACGGGAACTCTACTTGGGACGGGCCCGTGGGGGTCGAGTGCTTTCCCATGATTCCTTTCTGCGATGGTGGTAGCGGCTCTGGCGATCCAGACGGTGGCCACGATGGTGATCAGGATGATGCCGGAGATGATTCCAGCCAGGTAAATGAGTGCCATGGTCACGGTGCCTCCTATGCGGCGAAGATGTGGCGCAGTTCGTCGATGGTGCCCTCGAATGCATTGACATCGACGCTGCGGAAGCCAGCGACTTTGCCGTTTGACCCGAATTGCAAAATATCGGGCATCTTGTCACCAAGGGGGTATTTCCATCCACGGTGGTTGGGGCCACCGTCGGCTTCGTAGGTGACCGATCCGTAGTCGTTAAGGTTGCGTCCGTAGTTGGATACCCACAAGTAACCAAGGCCGGCCATGGATGGTTCGCCACCAATCATGTGTTCCCAGTACCACGCGCCGGAGTAGATGCCAGCGACGGTGTAGCCACGGCTTTCCAGTTCACGCTTGGCGTTCCATACGTCGGAACCGGAGAGCGTTTTGACACCGGTGCGGGTGACGGATTCGACATCGATCCAGATAGCTAGGTCTTTTCTTCCACCGAGCTGGGAGTCGATCACGTCTACTTGCTGCGCAATTGTCGTGCCCTCAGATGGGGCGCGAAGATACCAGTAGAGCGAGATCAGCAGGCCGGCGTTTTCGGCATCGGCAAGGTGCGAGCGGAAGGTTCGATCACGGTATGTGCCGTCGCATAGGCGCAAGATTGCGAAGTCGTATCCTTCTTTTTTGACCTGTACGAGGCTAATGCCATTTTGGTGCTCGGAAACATCGACACCGTAGATAGTCATGAGTTGTTCCTATTCTCGTCGTCGGGGACACTCACGTCTGAGAGTGAGGTAAGACGGTCTGTATCGAATTCGAGTCGAATGCCAGGAGCGACCACATCATCCATGCCTAGGCGGGCTGCGATTGGGGCCATGAAGCTACTGAGGCAGTAGTCGATCAGCTCGATGTTGCGGGTATCGACATTGCTGTATTTGATCGATTTGTCGGCATCGGTGCTGGCATCGAGAAGTACGGCGGGGATTCCACACACACGGGCGATGTCCACGGCCGCAGCGTTACGGCCATCTACGAGGAGGTGGGAGTTAGCGCTACCGTGGGTTTTCACCTCGATGTTTGGTGGGGTGAAAGATACAGCACCGTCGGGGGATCGCCGGGCACGAGCCCACGAGGCTAGCAGATCGTAGATTCCTTCTTGTGAGAGGATGTCGCCGCCGGTCTGGTGCAGTTCGGTGTGAGCGACGGGTGATCTACTTGCACGGCTAGCGGCGGCATACAGTTCGCGGGCATCAAGGAGTGCCTGTGAGTAGCGCAAGATGCCGTCATCAACACCAGGGATGAGAATTACTTGGTCATCGGCGACTAGTGTTCCGTTCCAGGTAATGCGATTCTCGGAGTCGATCGACCAGTCGTCGAAGGGGATGCGGTCGGCGGCGATGATCGCACCGGTACGGTCGCGTTCAACGGCCCAGAGTGACCAACCGTGGAAGAACAGATCGTCGATCGTCCACACCATGCGGTGGTAGGGGGAAAGAACACCATCAGTTCGTGTGAGCCATTCGGGGGTGTCGATCAGTTCGTCGCCACGGTAGGTAGTGAGGTCACATCGGGCGATCGATGAGACGATGATGCGGCGAGCTCGTGCTACCGGGGGCAGGGCCATAGCACCGGCGCGCGAGATCGTGTGTGGTGACTCGAAAAAGTCGGGAGGACTAACAGACTGCAAATTCCCTCTTGTAGCCCATGGGCTTTCAACACTGGCAGTGCGAGCGGCTGCTAGTGCTGGTAATGCGAGTGCATCTCGCAGGTTCTGTAGTACTCCCATGGCGACTATGGTGAGCCTGGTGCGTGATTTAGGACGAATCCCTTACTTTTCGTGCAGCTAGGCGGGCTTTTTCGGCGGCGTGGTAATCGCCATGGGATTCCTTGTAGTGGCGTGCAAGTGCGATCCAGGCGCTACCGCGTGAGGGGTAGTGGCCGCGCCAGTGGCCGCAGTCGGGGCAGACGATCACGACTCCAGACCAGGCGGAGTATTCGAGTTTCATTACAGGCTCCAGATCACGGGGGCGGGCATGGGGGTTTCTTGGACGGCTTCAAGGCGACGAAGCGCTAGAACGGCGGCTTCGATGCGAGGGATAGGGCCTTGGGATTGTCGGCGGCTAATCAACCGGCCTCGGTCACCGAGATACCGCAGCTTGAGGGCAGCGAGCTCGTCACGCAGGCCGGTATCTCGGCGAAGCGCTAGGGCGGGTGGGTTGGAATCGACGGCGGTCATGAGTTTTTCGGTGCCGATCACGAGATCGTCGGGGCCGATAGCTGTGATCGTGGGGTGTGCTGCGATCAGGTGCTCGGCGATCGAGGAGGCGGGGCCGTGGGAGTCAATCGAGATCGAGGCGATGTCGGGGCGGGCGGATAGGGTAGCGATCGCATCGGGTAGCCATGATTCACCGGGGCGGGTGGTGATTACTTCGATGGCGGGGGTTCCATCGATTCGACCGGCTGCGACGATGGCCGATAGTGAGCGATCCCATGCCACGGCGATACCGATGTGGACGGGGCCTGCATCGAGGGGTTGGTCAGTTTCGATCTCGTCGATGCGGTGCATGTCGAATAGTGGGCTGTGGGTGGTGGTCGCGACGTTTCCATAGCCACGGGCGAATTCAGCGGGGGAAAGCTGGTCGGCAGCATCGTAGACGGCCTGAGGGGCGATCAGACCGCCGTGTACCCCTGGGTGGGCGGCTATCACGGCTTCGATGTCGGTGGGGTCAACGTCGGGGGCGATGCCATAGTCGGCGACGAATACGCCGGATTTTGGGTTGGTGATCGCATCGTCGAGCATGGTGTGCCACCACGTTGATGCGGCGGTGCCCTTGGTAGAGAAGTACCAGATTTGGGTACCGCGTCCTTTGCCTTTTCGGGTGGACAGTGTGGGGATGATGGCCTGGAGGAGGGCGGCACCTTCTGCCTCAGAGTGTGCCCATGGCTCGTCGATGCCCACGCAGTCGGATTGTTCACCGTGAAGGTACTGTGCGGTGGGAGGCATTGGCCTAAATTCTGCATCGGTTGCGGCGAGTCTCATGCGAGTGTCACCGGCCCCGTATTTGATGCGGAAAAGCCCGCGTAGGTTGGCATCAACCGGTTGTGCTGCTTCTTTGATCCAGCGTTCACGGGCAGCAGCACCGGATTGTGCGGTATACCAGACGCGGGCGTGTGGGGTGGTTAGTGTCCGTTCGATGGCGGTGCACATGAACCCTGTTGTCTTTCCACTTTGGCGGGGAACAGAGGCTAACACGGTGTGGTATCGGAATTGGCCACGATCGTCGAGTTCACCGGCTCCTATGTTGAGCTTTGCTTGCCATGGCAGAAGTGGTTTACCGAGGCGCTTTGCAACTTTCACTACCGCGTAGCCTCTGCTTTTCGCGCCTGGTGTAAGTGGTGTGTGGTACCTCGGTGGTGGCGTTTGTAGGTTCATCATCGTTGTTGAGTTCCATAAGTAGATCGGAGATCGCGTCGTCGGTGGCCACGGCGCGGGAATCGGGGGTAAGGCGTGCTTCGCGAAGCGCGTTAATCATCGGGTCGATGAGTTTCGCGGGGCCATAGGGGCGGTTCTGTGATTCGAGTGCGTCGAGTGCCCATGCACCAGATCGCAGGACGGTAAGAATGCCGTCGTCGATGTCATCGATGAGGTCGGCGGCTTTAGCGGCGGCTATTGAGCGATCCATAGCTTCGGAATGTCGGCCGCGAAGTACTTTGCCGGGTTCTTGGATTGCTTCGGATTCGAAGAGTCCTATTTGGCCTTCGCGAGGTCTTCGAGGGTCTGGTCTTGGCATCGTTTTTTTGTTTCCTAACTGGGTTTATGTACCGACCCCCCTTGTATGAGAGCTCGGAGAAAAGAAAAGGTGGGCGCGGGACTTCCCGTGGCGGCGCCCCCTCTAAAAGGTGGTGCACGTCACAGCCATGGGCGGGATGGTTGAGCGCGGGTGTGTCGGGTTGCATCGATGCGGCGGGCTCGCCACTCGGCAAGGGGCATGTCTTGGCGGCTGCTGTTGCATGAGCGGTGGGCAGGGCGCAGGTTGTCGATGCTGTCGTCGCCTCCTGCTGCTCGTGGGATTAGGTGATCGGCGGTGTCTGCACCAAGTTCGCCGCATAGGTGGCAGCGATCGCCGTACGTTGCGAGCATGAGCGCGGTGGTGTGTTGTGCATGGCGGCCTCCCCATCGGCTCATGTGCGGATCGCCTCGGTTAGCCTGTCGATAGCAAGCTTTTGCATTTTGTCGACTGGGGCACCGATGGCAACTCGTACCAGGACTGGGGCGATGATGCGGCGCAGGTGAACGCCTCGGCCATGTGTGGGGAATAGTGGTAGTCCCCCACGGATTACGCCGGTATCTCGGTGGAACGCTGCATCAGCGGCGCATTGGGCGGCAACAGAGCACGTGGTGCACTGAAGGTTCTGTAATCGGTCGTGGATGTAGGTGAGATTGAGGTGCTTGTCGCTTAGCGATTGCGTGAACGGTGTGTCTATATCGTAGGTGGATGGATCGTCTTCGATGCAGGCGGCATCGTTGATCCATGTGTGTGCTGGGGCGGGGTTTCGTTTCATTTATTCACATCTCCTATTGATTGGAGGAACCTCAACCACCACGCCCCATTCCAGAGGGAGGGCGGGAGTGAGAGAGGTGCCCCTTATTGTTTGGACAATAAGAAGCACCGACGGTTATTCCGTCGGTCGGTTGGTCGTTCGTTTCTTATGCATGCTGCGGGTATTAGTCGCTTGCATCAGGACTGGGGTGCAGGGAACGCATACCTCAAGGGGCTACCCTTGGCGCGCCCGAGTCTGCCTTTACCGCGCTACGTTCCCCATCATCGGGGAAGTGATCCGGCTCTAACCCGGGACGGCACCGGCGGCTAGCCGGCCCACCGCTTTAGCGTCGCGGCGCGTGACGTGGATTTGGTGGTTATTGGTAGGTCATTTCGTATTGGATTGCGCGGCATTCAGTGCAAAGCCGGGTTCCGTCGAGGTAAGGCACTGGCACACAGCCGGCGGCAAATACGCGTTTGCAGCGTTTGCACCGGCGTCCTTGCGGGTCGCGCCGGTAGGGGCGGTATTCCCCTGATTCATCCCAGGGCATTGGGGTTTTGTTTGCCCTTTTCGTCGTGGTATTCGGCAAGCAAGGCTGCTAGGTAGATGGTCAGTGCTGCTATTAGGCCCATTTGAAAGCCCATCGAGGAAAGAAGATCAAGCATTTTGGCGCTCCTCTCGGAGATTCCGAACGTCTTGTATCTGGAAGGCGAAGGTTCCGCGCTTTCCTAGGCGGGCGTGTGGTGTGAGTAATCCCCTTTTGACGTAGAGATTGACGGAACCGCGAGACACACCCAGTATCCGTGCGGCTTCTACCGTCCCCACAAGGTCAGGGACATCTAGTGAACTTGACATGAGTTCATAATGGATCACAGGTTATCTTGTGTCAAGTTCTGTAATGAACGTGAGTTAAGTTTAACGCTAGACACTTGACCATTAAGCCATGTCAGGACTAGAAATAGACATATGACTATTGCAATTGATGGAGCTGGGTTTGTGCCCCGGTTTGAGCTAAAGCACCGCGTTAAGTTGGCACGTGAATATTCCCAACTACAGCAGTCGGAACTTGCGGAAAAGACTGGCCTATCTAGGACGGCCATTGCGAACATCGAGCGCGGCGACGCAACCCCCCGGCGTTCATCGCTTACATTGATTGCCTTTGCCACTGGCGTTGATCGCACTTGGCTAGAAACAGGAAAAACCCCCGTTGGGGATAATCCCAACGGGGGTGAAACTGTGCGCCATCAGGGACTTGAACCCCGAACCCACTGA